TGTCGTGCAAAGGCTTCCTGCTCCCAGGGTTGATCCAAATACGGAGTGCGTCTTGAGTAAAACTTGCCACGCCATTTTTTACCTTGTGGTGTCATTCGTAGTATGCCCTTGGCCAATTGACGCACATGAACCAATTCGTGCGCCAGTGTTACACCCAATTCTATAAGATTGCGTCGGGGTTTTAACACAACCAAAATTGTATCTATACCTGCCATTGGTATGGTGGTGCCGTGATCTGTTAACTCGCGATCTGTTTTGATCATTAGCAGTCGACGGCTACTGTTCAACCCCAATTGGGTCAGCATACTGGGCAGTACCGCTTCAATGAAGCGTCGAGTCTTGGGACCTGCTTCGACATGGAATTGCATTTTTTTCCTTAGTGGCTGTTCAGGGCTGGCATACTGCCATTGATGATTTCACGCTCTACGGCATGTGCTGGCTTGCGACCACGCACCACATCAATCAACAGGACTGCAAACGCTTCAGCACCGTGAGTGCGTATACTTTGGCAAAGTGCCCAATCTTTGTTTTCTGTTACGGCCCGGCGTACATGCTTTTGCCAGCGAACTTTGAGCGCACGGTTAACTTGATTGCCACAGACTGTGATGCCAATATAGTGCTCGTTTGTGTTGGTGTTCACCAACATGTAAACGGCATGTTTGGTGTCTTGGCGTCTTTTACGGGTTACTTTTTTGCTTTCCATACATGTATTATACAAAAGAACGCCTTTTCGGGCAAATTTGAGCCATAAAAAAGTACTACAAAAGTAGTACTTTTTTGACCCCAAAAAGTAGTACTTTTTAGTGCAGAGTTGCGTCGTTGTCAATATCGTCGATATCCCGAACCCCGAATATTTTCAATATTTTTTGCACATTTTTAGGTGCTGTAAACGAGCCCAATTCGGGCAACAATACGCTTTTTAGTTCTCCGGTGGGACTGATAATAAAAGCATAGTCCTCGTCTTCCCAATTCACCTCATCAAGAAATTCGTCGATTTCTTGCTCCATCTCTCGCGCGACCTTGGACATAGATTGTCCTCCATTGTTATTATTATTTACTTAAAAAGAATCATAGCCATGATGGTTGCTTGACCAATAAAGCCTGCACCAATGGTAACAATACCCAATGTATCTTTGAGTATAACTGCTCGACCAAACAGTAGCACAAGTCCGGCCCACATAAACAGCACAACATCCAGGCTTGGAGTTCGATCGCTTAGGCCGGTTAATAGTGCCAGCAGTGAAGGTACAGTGGCACAATGTATTAAGATTGTGGCCAACCATCCCAATGTGTCAGCTGACACTTTACCAAAATGTTCTTGAAAAAACTTAATAACGAAGAGCTTGACTTTTGCCAAAGTAAAAAAGTTTAGATCAGGTAATTTCATTGTTTAGTCCTTGTAAAAAATGTGGCGACCAATTTGATTAATTTTCTTTTTGCCCCAGTTGGGGTTGATGTAATCAGCATGGTAGTAAAGTGCATCACGCATTGTACTAAGTCTAAAGTTTTCTAGCAACACTTTCTTTGCCACTTCTTCACTTTCTTTATAAAGCGCAGGGTATACGGGTCGGATTTTATGTGTAGTTTCACAAGCCCATGAAAATTGGCAAATAATTTTGCCAAAGTAATTGGTCTTTTGATAAACTACCTCGCATACGCCCTCACCAAATCGACCCGATGCAACTCGGTTCATGGTGACCTGTGCCACTGCAACTTTGCCTTCAAATGGCTCACTTGCGGCTTCCCAATAAATGTTCTTTGTTAAACAGTCCAGCTGACGAGTACGATCTGCTGTACTAACAAAACCCTGACGATAGACTTCTGAGCCTTCACGCAGGGAATCAAATTTGCTTTGAACTACCTGTACCAAAACAGACATGATCAAAACAAAACCTAGAAACTTCAACATCATTGCAATCATGGATGTCAAAAAGTCTTGGTTGATACGAGACATGATTGTCATCATATTTTACCTCCTTCTTAGGTGTGTAGTTTTATATAACCCATTGGGTTTGATGGTAAACAACTACTATAACTAGTTAACTAGGTATATTATAGCAATTTTTTCGTAGAAAATCAAGTAATATGGGCAGTTAACTGCGTACCTGAGGTGCAATTAGAGTGCCTGTGGACGCAGATTTTTGTTGGCGTTGGGCCAGGTTCCTGCCTTCAAACAGAGCGGCACGAACTGCATCACCGCCCACATTTGACTGGGCGCAATTGTTGAACAAGGTGTTGTAGTCCAAGCCATAAGCATCAACTCCGTAGTCATGTAGATTATTAACCAGGCCCAAGACAGCATTTACTCCAGTGGGCGCAGTGGAATCTAAACTGGCATCAGCCAAGTTTAAATTATTCAACTCCAGGGCCAGTTGAGTTTGCATGGATTTCACTGCTGTGTTGGCCAAAACAACAATAGACTGTAAAGTTGCATTGGTATTGCAAGCTGTGGTAAATGTGTTGGCTGCCGTCCAGGTCAGGGCAATGTTACCATCGATATAGGTGTTGTTGCCGGTGGCACAGGCTCGGGCCAAGTTGTTTAGAGCTGTGCTTAAATTCTGTGTTTCTGTGTAGGTCAACACACTGGTCAATGACGACGATATGGTGGACAGGGCATTGGTATGTACTACCCCGGCCACAGTACCCAACATGTCGGTGACCAATGGGTTGGTATCTGTACCTGTACCTGTACCAAGTTTAGCTGTTAGTCTAGTGTATTCTGCACCAGGTACAGGCACAGTATAGGTATTTAGATACGGGATACTGGGCACAGACAAATTACCTATCATATTGGCTAGATCAGCAAAAGAGTTATAGTGTCCACCTATTTCGGTCAACAAATTGCTCAGCCCTGCCAGGTTGGCATTTGGCACAAACGCCAATGCATTGCTTGGAAAGATTTTTGTCAAATCCATTAAATCACCCAAGTTGGTTACCACTGCAGGATTGGGCAATGTTATATTGGTGCGAGCAATAATATTATCTAGATCAGAACCAGTGACCAATGCCAAGGCCTTGGGCAAATCTCCATCGTATTTGAATGCTGTGTAGGGATACTTCAAGTCTAATTCGGAGAATGTACTTCTGGTACTGGGAACTTCTTGCAAACTAGAAGCGGCGTAGGTGGTATTCCAATTGCTGTGTAGCAAGCCCTGTTGCACTAGATTGTTGATAAAAACCCGAGGGTCGTGCAAACTAGACAAATTGTTAATATCAAACGCTGTGCCCAAATTCCTCAGTGCAGGGGCCAATGCTGAAATTTCGTCGGCTGTTAGTCCGTTGTTCAAGCTACTAGCGTAGTCGGTTACGCTTGCACCAAGGTCTCCAAAAGTCTTGCCATAAAAAGTTTCTAACAAGTTATTCATGGTCCAGCTGGTGTAGGCAAATGATGACACCGACGATAGCAGACTGGCAAATTTATAAATGTTGTATGTACCATCACCGTTGGCCGGCAACATCTTGCCGTACTGTGTTTGTACTGAGGCAATTGTGGTGTTGGCATTGGCAACAAATTCTGGTAATCGTAAGTTGACCACACTAAAACCACGACCAGACAATGTTGTACCATTGGCCGTGCCAGGTTGCAAATTGGCATAGTTGGCAATCAACGAGTTACTACCAACTGTGGTCATTGAGCTGACCATGGTAGCGTTGGGTTGCAATCCAATGTTACTGGTTAAATTACTGGCCGCAACAATTAGAGCAGGAGTCATTGCCATAGTTAACCACCTGTTCCCACCGTGACCGTGGCCGCTCCGGGACCTGTTATAGGACCAGGTCCCCAAAATTCACGGCGATTTTTCTTGACTGATACTGTGGTGTTGTCACCAACCACACTTAACACCTTGCCTTCGATGGTAACTCTAGGTGCACCAGGGCCGGTCACAGTTTCGCCGTGTTCAGTTTTGTCTGAACCAACCAGTGTGGGTGGTTTGCCCTCAATGGTCACTGTGGCAGCGCCGGGGCCAGCAACTTTCTCGCCCTTTGCTGTGTTGTCACCTATTAGGGATGGTATGGCCATTGGGTATCCTTAGATAATAATACCGGGCTTGGTTATGGTGTCAATACCAGTGGTAGTTTTGATATAGTGTGAACGCATCTGTGCCAGGGACTCAGCTGACATCATTACGTGCGACTTGCTCAAGTTGACTTTGACGTCGGTTTCTGCACTAAACAAACTTTGAATTAGTCCCAGGCCTTGTTGGCTAGGCACCACTGTACAAGGACTGGCCACAACAAATGCTGTCTCTGTGTCTTCCACAATGCGGCCAATGACTTCGTCGCCATTGACCAATTTGAATGTCACGATGTCACCTACACCGTATCGTTGATCGGTTATTAACATGTTATGCCTTTAGTTCTGCCCAGAAATCTGCCGATTTGCCTGCAAGACCTTGGTAGCCCCCAGGCAACAGATTCTCGCCGTAATAAATTTGTGGAACACTACGAAGGCCTTGACCAACAAGAAATTCTCTTGCATTTGGGTTTTCTTCAATGTTAATAACCTCATATGCAACTCCTTTACTTTCCAACAGACCTTTGGCCCGATCACAAAACGGGCAGTTATTTTTTGAATATACTGTTATCATTATGCTACTGTAACTGTTTCCAATTTTGCGTTGTTTTCCGACAGGTACCTGGCTCTATAACCATCATGAATGCTGTTTGTTGGCACACCTGCTGTGGCAGCCTCTTGGTTGGCCCATTCATAGGTCAGTTCGGGATTGTACTTGACCACAAGTTTGTGTTGTTCAACCAACAATTGACGAGCCGCGTTGTACTTTTTTTCGCCTGCACGACATTCTGCTTGTTCGGCGTCATTCAGTGTGTTTACCCAATCGTCCCAATTTCTTGTGATTGGTTGAGTTGGATCCACTGGTAAGTATTCGTATTTTACTGTTACTGACATTTCTATTTCCTTATAAACTAAAACCTTTAAATGTGTCGTTGTCGACATCTTGTTTTGTACCACCAACAACATAAGAACTAATCTCTGTTTCTTGTGGTGCTACCTGTACTTCTGCGCCTGCGATCCACTTGGCTGTCCAAGGTAATGGGTTACTGCCAGGCTTCATTCCGCAGTCCAAGCCCACTGCTGTCATGCGTTTGCATGTCAACCAATCCACATACTGTGCCAATAATTGCTCATTGAGGCCAATCATTGATCCGTCCTTGAACAAGTATTTAGCCCAGGCTTTCTCCTGTTCTGAAGCCTGCAGAAACATAGCCTCGCATTCAGCCTTGGTTTCTTGTTTGATTTGTGCAAAAGCAGGATCATCTCCGGGCAATAGTTTGATCAACATCTGTGTACTACCCAAGTGGACATTTTCGTCACGGCAGATTAGCTTGATAATTTTAGCATTACCTTCCATCTTCTTGAGCTCAGCAAAAGCCCAAGAGCAGGCAAACGAAACATAGAAGCGAATACCTTCCAATGCGTTTACACTGTTAATTGCTAACCATAGTTTCTTCTTGAGTTCGTATGTGTCGATTATTACAGTTTTGCCGTTGATGACATGTGTGCCTGCACCCAATAAATTATAGTAACCACCATACTCAATCACATCATCGTAATACTTGCTAATATCTTTTGCACAATTGACGATGGGCTCGATGTCCATGAGTTCGTCAAAAATTCTACCAGGGTCTGAGTATACAT